CATCTTCATCCTCATCCTCGTCCTCATCTTCATCCTCGTCCTCATCCTTGCCCTCGGCGAACAGATTCTTAGCTACCTCCATCCGTTTCTCGCTCAGAGCAGCGGCAACCTTTTCGGCCAAGATGGATTCAAATAGCCGCTCAATATCCAGGGATTTACCTGCTGCGATTGATTCAATTAATTGAGTTACCTTATTCATTTCCTTGTCCTTCATCTGGTTGTTCTTGTTCTGGTTGTTCCGGGGCTTCTTGTTCCATCTCGGTATTCAGATCACCGATTTCATCTTCTGTGAATCTAAGAATTGATTTTTGAACAAAAGCCCTTGAGTAATACTTGCCGACATATGGTTCAATACGTCCCAATGCTTCTAGTCTATTATTTAGAATCTCCAAATCTTTCAGTTCACTGAAAGAATTATCTTTTCTATATTCAATGAACAATTGTTTAGAGATTTCATCCCATTCCTCGACCTTAATAATACCCTTGGCTATCAATTGAACCTTAAGGATATCAATGAAGAGAACTGAGAACCTAGCACGCAATCGTTTAATGAACTTATGGAACTTTAACTCATCCCTGGTAATCTCACTTGACCGTCCTAATGAGAACCCTTGTTCTGGGATAAGGCGCGTGATGGGAACATTTAATGCTCTCATCAATTTATTCTTAAAGTATTCCACGTCCTCCATCTGACCAAGACTCTGACCGGCGGGGAGGGTGGTAATCTCGGTTCCTTTGGATCCGTCTCTCCTGGGAAGCCAAAAGTCTTCCATCATTGATAAGTGACGTTTAGAATCCGCGACTTCTCCGGTTGCTGAATCATAAATCAGTCTATTTCTAAACTTGTTCATGATTTCTTGAACGTACTGTTCGGCTTTACCCTTTGGTAGAGTACCTACGTCAACATAAAAGATTCTACGCTCTGGGGCTCTGGTGAGCCGATAGATCACCACGGCGTCCTCGATCATCTTCAGCTGGTTAGCGGGTTTAATCGCCTTCTGTAGATGTGATAACACTAGACCATTGTTCCGATCTAGTAAACCACTATTGACATATACAACAGAATCTGGAGTCAACTTGGCCCCAGATTGTGTTTTATCATCTACACCTTTGTCATTGTAGAGGTAGTATTCTTCGATTGTAGTCTGAATTTCAACACCAGATTTCGTCTTGTCTTTCTTGACATTTCTAATCTTGCGAATCTTCCGTGGATCAATGTACCTAATGTCAGCAATACCATTTTTATAGTTATCGCCATCAAACACTAGATGGAAGTACAACTTGCCATCAACATAGTATTGACGGAACATATCATGGGCTTTGGTGTCAAACTCCAATAGATGGAGAATTGATTCAAATTCTTGGACAAACTTTTTCTTGATTGAATCTGGTAACTTTGTCCGCTCTAGATTTAGTTCAACTGGGAACTTGACATCATCAAAGACAATGGCTTCTTCAACGATATTGTTAATAGCCTCGTCCACTTCAGGGAATGCAGCTACCTCTCTGTACCGCCTGAGTAGATCATGCTCAGATTTAATCTCGCCTAGCGGATTAAATGCGTACCCATAATAACCTGTGCCATCTGCACCTACAACTACCGCACCATCTTGTTGATCCGCGGTAACGACTGAAGGGATGTTCTCTGGCTGAGTAACATCCTTTGTTCGCTTAATGGTAAAACCAAATACATTAAATGGCATAACAAACCTTAATAATTAAACACTACGGTCTATTTATTACTGTCCTTGAACACCATCGGCTGTCCAGTAATTGTACTGGAATGTAACTGGAAAAATAGCAATCTGGTTATTTGAATCCCAGTCAACTTGCATAGAACCAATATTGGTTGGATACGCATCCTTGAAGGTATATTTCTTGACAGGTCTATCATTACGATCAGTAAGAATAACTGACATGTCAACCTGATATTGCAACGGTGCTTGAGTACCAATTGTACTATCTGCACGTTGAATCATATTAACCCATGATTCAAATGCATTGCGGACGGCCATATCGGTATCGGTATATACCTCGATTGACCAGGGTTCAAATTCCCGTTCACCGGCAAAGTGGACAGGGCGACCACGATAATTTACTACCACATCAGCTAGGCTAGAACTTGGGGCCTGTGCCGACTTGGCTAGGAATTGGAGTCTCTGTCCTGCTAGAGCACCACCGTTGACGATTGCCGGGAATGTAATCTCACATCTGAACTGATTCAGGCGTAGACCGCCTTGGATTAACTGACTCTTAAATGCGCTGATATTTGCCATTTTAAGTTCCTTATTCTGTATTCTGTTTATGGTAGTCTATTAGCCGGCAATTTCATCAAACGAAACACCAGTGCGAGTCGCAATGAAATTAAGTTGCATGAAATTTGTAACTCGCGATGGTTGAATGAAAATATCCGCCACGAATCGGTTGGTATCAATAACCTCTGGTGTGTTATTAGACTCATCGCAAATAACACGGAAGTTGGTAATACCGCGGCGACCCTGAACATCACGTAGGAACGGTTCTACCATATTACGGAACTGTGCTCGTGTAAAGTCGTCGTTGAACTCAAACAACTGATACTTGGCCGCCGTGGCTATAGATTTCTGCAGAACAATGAACAACCTACGGACATTGATTCGGTCGAATGCCGATGGGCGAGTTAGACCAGTTTTGTCACCATATAGAACAACACCTTGACCAGCGAAACTAGTCACTGGATTAACACCGGCTTTATAAAGGTTATCACGATCTACCTTGCGTGGTGAGAAAGCAAGTTTGACTACATTGCGAATCTGACCGCGGTTTAGACCAGCTGGTGAGAACCACGGGTCATCGGTGAAGTCAGTTCGGGCACATAGACCCGCGATGTCGCCATTGAGTGGAACCCAACGGAAAGTATCATTGTATCTGTCGTACATATATTTGTACCCAGAGTCAATGACAAAGAAACTTGAGCTGGGTAGCAAGTTCCGATATGCCACAATCTGCTCTGTGATATCCGAGGTATTACCCACAAGAACTTCACCTGTTGTTGGGTGTTGAGCTGATACAAATGCCACACAATCTCTGCGAACTTCTGCCACATTCTGAATAACAAAGTTCGCAACAATAGGATCTGATTTACCAACAGCGATTAGGTTGACGTCAAACTCCTCATCGTTGCTGAATAGTTCAAATGCATTGATTCGTTGTGCCGGTGTTGATGCAAAATGATCTACGCCGCCCTGGAGTTCACGTGTAATTGCAGTGGCACCGATTGAAGTATATGCTACTGAGTTAGATTCGGTTCCCCAATTGGTACCGGCTACAGGATGATCAGTCCACCAGACATATGCAGACTGAGTATTGATAACATCACGATAGTATGCCGCCGCACCATTTTCACGACGGGCATTGCTCGCCTTAGATAAAAACTCGAATTGCTCAATGACTGTACCTGCCGTGCCGGTCCAAGATCCATTTTTATCAACTACGACAACGTGTAGTTCATCGCCGGATGAACCGGTACGCTGAGCAAAGGCTGATGTACCAGGTGCAGAATCAAACTGTGTACGATAAGCCCATGTCGCGAAAGACTGAGCATCTGCCATGGACACAGTTAGACTATTACCAATTGAACCTGGGAACTTAGCCGCAAACTCACCAGTAATACCCTGACCATTGGCGAAGGTTGTCAAATAGTGAGACTCATTGTTGATCTTGATACCACCTTGTGTGACTGTAGCGGTTGCCGTAGCCACAGTTGTGTTTGCACCAGTAACTGTCACAGTAGCACTAACGTAACCGCTACCTGGATTAGTAATATTGATTGCAGTAATTACACCAGCCGTTACAACCGCAGTGGCTGTAGCTTGAATACCACCAACTGTCTGGGGGGCTGAGATAGAAACAGTCGGTGTAGTGTAACCTGTCCCGCCTGCTGTGACTTGAATTGACGTGATTGTTCCAGTCAATGTCGACACCGCATTTCGTTGCAGTGTAGTATCGGTCCGAACTACCAGCAGGTTGTTAGTGTAAGCTAGAAAACTTGCTGCGGTAAACCAACTGATTGCATTCTGAGAATTTGGGCGACCGAATCTACGGGCCAGATTATTCTCTGAGTCGATTGTAGTTACATCTTGCACCGGACCCCATGCCGCATCAACAACGGCAGCACCAACACTGGTTGATACTGCCGGGATCACGTTTGTTAAATCTCTTTCAGTAACTACTACTGATGGTGATACTTGAATTGCCATTTAATGTTCCTTAATTTAGTTGCCTATTATTATTTAGTCTTTAGTGTGCTGTGATCCAACCATCAATTGATTCCGGTGATCCATCAGAATAAAAACCAACTGGAAGTAAATCTGCCTCAATTGATTCCATTCTGGATTTAAACATTGCTTCTCTTAGGTTCACATCTGTCATGTGCTTAAATGATTCATTTGTGACTACCCAACCGAAGATAATCAATGGCATCACCAGATCATCGTGTTCGCCTTCATCTGCAGCAAATGATCCGCGTCTCTCAACGAATGTGTTAAATTCAGACAGAGTATCTGAATCATGAATAATCAATTGATTATTCTCAATGAGTGCCTTAATAGATTGACATCCAATCCTCTTGACACGTTTATCCATGTGAATACCGAGCCGCTTAGATGCTGAACCGAAACCAGATGATAACTGCTGTCCTCTTTTACCCATATCAACCATCATGATATTCTCATATTCTAGGTCAGAATATAGAATATGTGCCACTTGCTCACTACTATTTATCTCAATTAAAACAAATGCATCATTGTATTCTTTAGCTATTCTATGAATAATGTTGGGGTATAGAATAGGACTGATTAGATTATCTCTGTATTTAGCTACAACCAAATATGGGGCTTTAGTAATATCTATTAGTTGAAATGCAGAATAATCCTGACCGATACCCTTAGCAGTATCTGCTATCAAAATATAGATATGATTGGGTTCTGGTCTATAGTAAACATCAAGACCATCTTTACTAAAAATCGGTCTTTTAACTGGCATTTGTTGAATGGCATCAGTATTTATTAGGGTATTAGCACTCCCCAAAAATTTACAACATATTTCCTGATTGTATTTTACTTCACCCAATAACTTTCTCTGTGTATCTGCCCATTCTTGATTTCGATCCGGGTGCTCCCAATAATTAACCCTAAATGGAACAAAGTCATTGATCTTATTCTCCGCCTCGGTCCAAAACTTCCAAAAATGATTAAGCCCGATAGGTGTAGAAGTTAATATAATCTTAGATGATTTGCCTGATGATATAACCGGATATGTAGATGTGAAAAAGTCATTTGCTACATTATTAGAGATTGAACTCACTTCATCAATGTACAATAAGTTCACCGATTTCCCTCGGCATGCGCTTGAACTTGTAGCGGCGGTAAACGCCTTACTGTTATTCTCAAATGCTATAGATCCTTTATTCCATTCTACAATACCCTGTTGCAACCATTTTGGAGTATGCTCAATCATCAATTGAATTCGGGACATAATTTCACGTGCAGCAGCTGCTTTATTAGCTAAAATAGCAACAGTTTTGTCCGAATTGAACAACAGGTACCAAGTGATATATGCTGCGATGGTCTGAGTTTTACCGCTTTGTCGCGGCTGCATAGAGATTACCATTCTGTTCTCATGCACAGTACGAATGAAGTTCTCTTGATATTGGTATAAGTTAAAATCAACCAAGCCACTATCAAGTGATACAATTTTACAGTATGTTTTAATGAAATATATTACATCAGTCTTACATTTAATATACTCATCAAGTTGTTCATCTGTGTATTCAACCGCAACCCTTGCGGATTTCAATAATGGGTTTGCCTGATA